ATTTAAACGCTTATAGTGGAAATGACATGTGGTAAGGAGGTATCTTTTATCTAAGAAAATAGCAAGAAGACTCCCACCTCTTTAGGTGGGAGATGAATTGCTTCCGCAAACAATATATTCAACCAAGGGTTAAAAGAATTAGGTTTAACGGCTTAATGTAAACTAGGGTTGGAACGACCCGATGTGAGGCTCGTGGAGGTAGTAGGTTACGAGGCTGATGAAGCGAGAATCTCCCACTTCTATAAGTGGGAGAGGTTCAAATGTTTTCTTTTAATAAGGAATTCAAGGGGGTCATGATGTGGGTCAATACTATATTTGTGTTAACCTCACCAAAAAAGAGTTCCTGACAAATCATAAGGGATTCGCGAAACTAATGGAGCACAGCTGGATGCAAAATAGTTTTTTGTTTGCGGCAAATTACTTGTTAACTCCTGGCCAGGACTGGTACAAAACAAGGATAGTCTGGGCGGGTGATTATATGGACGTAGATTTATTTTTGCCGAAAACCGCAAGAAATAAAAGGCAAAATCTATATGATTATGCAGCAAAAAATTATCGCAAAAGATTTGTAGATGTCTACAAAATATTAAGCAACATGTATCCAAAGCATGCAATAGCAAAAATGCTGGAAGGACATGACAAGGATGATATCAACTTTGTCTTAATAGGAAAGTTCAATGAAGACTTTCCTTATATCGTCAACCATACTAAAAAAGAATATGTAGACAAGCAAAAGTGTCCGCCTTGTCCCGACGACTGGACGATTCATCCATTGTCCCTACTGACCGCATCAGGTAACGGTCAGGGCGGTGGGGATTTTTATGGAAACAGTCAATACGTTGGAACATGGGCTGGAGATGTCTTATCAGTCGAATCGCTGCCTCCAGCAGGGTATAAAGAAATACGACCGGATTTTATAGAATAAGACTAGCAAGCCTCCGAAAATCGGAGGCTATCAATGGTATTATTCTTAAATATAAATCTATTCTTTTGCCGTCATGAATGGCAAAAGGTTTTATAAGTTAAAGCCTTGCTTTAAAAGTGAAGCTTTTATTAATTTAGGAGGGGAGAAATGTCATAGACCCACGACTGAAGTCGTGGGCTTGCGGTAAGACTGCAAGCCCTACTATGACCAGCCTGAGTGCCGGACCTGAAGGACAAAGGAATGAAAGCACTACGTTATCTTGGTTATGATACCCTGGGGTGCTTCTCCAGCTCCAGGCTCTATCATCCAGCATTAAACAGCAAGCGGGGTGCAGCGAGCAGTGTGCTGGATATAAAAAGCCGGGATAACATTGGCGAGGAGAGATGCTAAGGAGAGTCCGCCTTAGCACGTCACCAGGCCCGTAAGGGCACTCCAAAAGGAGTGGTTCAATATGGTATTTGTCTTAGACAAACATAAAAAGCCTTTGATGCCTTGTACCGAGAAGCGAGCAAGGCTACTTCTCCAAAGGGGCAGAGCGGTAATCTACAAAATGGAGCCATTCACGATTAGGTTAAAGGACAGAACATTAGAGAAAAGTAATGTTCAGCTGTTAAGGCTAAAACTTGATCCAGGTTCTAAAACAACAGGTGTAGCAATCATTGATGAAAGTAAACCTGATTGCGGCAGGGTCATTTTCTTGGGAGAAATTCGACACAAGGCAGGTATCAAAAAATCGCTGGATAACCGGAGAGCTATCCGGCATTCCCGGAGAAACCGCAAAACCCGCTATCGCAAAGCCCGTTTCGATAACCGCAAAAGGCCCGAAGGTTGGTTGCCGCCTTCCTTGCAGGCAAGAGTAGACCAGACGCTAAACACAGTAACAAAACTTAGAGAATTCTTACCAATAGCCGCAATATCAACTGAGCATGTTAAATTTGATACTCAGTTTATGCAAAATGCTGAAATATCGGGAATTGAGTATCAGCAAGGAGAGCTATTTGGTTATGAAGTCCGGGAATATTTACTTGAAAAGTGGGGACGCAAATGTGCCTACTGCGGGAAGACCGATGTTCCATTAGAAATAGAACACATTATTCCAAAATCCAGGGGTGGCAGCAATAGAGTAAGCAATCTAACTCTTTCGTGTAAATTATGCAACCAAAAGAAAGGCACTATGACCGCTGCGGAATTTGGTTTTCCTGAAGTACAAGCTCAGGCAAAGAAGCCGCTTAGGGATGCAGCGATGATAAATGCTACCCGATGGGCTTTATTTAACAAGTTAAAAAAAATAGGGCTACCTGTTGAATGTGGAACTGGAGCTAGAACCAAAAAGCAGCGCATTGAACACGGATTACCCAAAACACACTACTATGATGCCTGCTGTGTTGGTGTAAGCACACCCAAACGATTAATGATCATTCCTCAATATATTTCTGTCTGGACTGTAATTGGCCGAGGCACAAGACGGATGTGTAACACAGACAAACACGGTTTTCCTAAAGGCCATCGCACAGCAAAAAAAATGTATTTCGGTTTCCAGACGGGAGATATAGTAAAAGCTGCAGTTCCAAAAGGGAAATACATGGGCACATGGATAGGTAGGGTTGCTGTTAGAGCTTCTGGATACTTTGACCTAAAAGACGGCCAAGGGAAAAGGATATGCCAGGGGGTTAGTTATAAACATTGCCGACTTATTCAAAGAGCAAACGGATGGCAATACGAAAAATATCTTAGAAAGGAGGAAAGCCGCATTCCTCCCACGACTAAAGTCGTGGGCTTCCTGCGGTGTGTCTCGTGAACTATATAGTGAATCTATTTGGTTTTAATTTCTATGTAGAATTCTCGTTTCATTCGAAGCTGCGGTCAAGCCAAAGAAATGTGCCATATCTATTGGTGCTCAATGCTTTAGAGGAGGCACAAGAAGAAATAGGCGATAATGTAAGAGATGGGCATGATTTTATGATTAAAGATGAGTTTCACGACTTTGCATTTGTCGCAGTAATGCACTTTAAAGATGAAACAATAGACATTAAAACCATATTGCATAGCGCAAACTGCCACACAAAGCCAGGCGATCTGATTATAAGAATCTTAAATGATGGCAGTAAGGAGGTTGAGCTGCCTGAATAAAAAAGGTAAAATAAACATGAAAACTAAAAAATTAGAGGGTCGGTTCCGAAAGAAGCCCTCATAATACTTCTTTTGGAAAATAACAAAAGAAGGGAGTTGATTAATTGAATTTGAGCATAACATTTTCAAAATACGGCAGGCGAGAATTTGAGGCAAGTAAATTAACAATAGATGAATTAAAAAAATCAGTTCGAAAAGCAGTACAAGAAAAAAACAAAACAGGCTATGTGTTTTTCGAAGCAACGAGTGATAACAATAC